GTACCATGTCTTCTTTCACACTTTCGCGCTGGTCTTTTAGTAGATGAACTAAGTGACCTAGGACGTTATCGCTACTCATTCAGTCTCCTTCGGTGGTTGTTGATTCTGTTGCGCTTGCAAGCGGGCTTGGTCCGCCTGATGTTTGCGATTAGCTGCGTTTTGCCCTGCCTGATGCTCCATATCAGCGGTCTTATGTAATGCATCCATCCCCATCTGGGTATGTTGTTTCTTCATCTCGGCCTTGTGCTTAGCGGCGTCCATACCCATGCGGGCACCTTCCAACTGGGTCTTAGTGCGGGTATCGGCTTTGTGCTTAGCCACTTCTACCCCCAGTTTGACTCCATCCAACTGTTGTTTACGCTGTGCATCCTGTTGTTTCTGGGTTACTTCGGCCCCCGCTATCTGGGCTTCCAGAGCAAGTTGCTGCTGTTTGAACTGTTGGTCAGCCTGTTGTGCCTGAGCCTTCAACTGAAGTTCCTGAGCTTTCAACTGGAGCTCCTGTTGCTGCATCTGGATCACAGGGTCCTGCATCTGCTGTTGTATCTGTTGCTGCTGAGCTGCGGCTTGGTTGTTATGCAATAGCTGTTGTGCGGCCATTGCTGCCAGTTGGGATACTTGAATCTCCTCTTGTGGGTCTAGGTACCCCGTATCATCCTCGTCGTTTGGAGGTGGTGGCAATGTAGCCCCAAGGGTTTGCTGTATCTGCATCCGGTACTGGAAGGCCAAGTGTTCCATGATATGCGCCTGAGCTGCAGCCATGAGCGCCTGAGCCTGTGGGTTTTGCCCCATCGTAGCAGCTAGTTGCGGGTCCTGTACCATAGCCTGATGCACGGCTAGATGTGATTGGTGGTCTTGGTAAATGAATGCCTTGATCGGTTTACCAGTCATGATCGCCATATTCTCGGACACCGGGTCCATGGGTTTCATGTCATCCTTGAGTGGCACGATCTTATTAGCGTTCTTAATCCCCAAGACTTCAATCATTTGCCTGTGGAGATACGGTAAATCATATAACTGAGGCGCTCCCTGAGCCAATTGCATAACTGCCTGATACTGCACCACCCGCTGTGCCATAGTTGAAGCATTAGGATCGGAAACAGGAATGACGTCACAACAATCGTAATCACTACGCTTAGCCCCAGCTGCTCCAGTTTCAGGTTCATAATCATAGCTCTCAGGTGTTTGGTCACGGATAATCCCCGCAAGTAATTTGAATTCCTGCTTCATCGCATAGTGGACACGAGCCTGAACCGCGCTCATTACCTTCATCACGCGCTCAAGAATAGCCAACGTAGTCCCCACGGGAGCTTGGGCTGACATATCGGACACACTTAACTCTGCAGTCGCGGCAAACTGCTTACCATCCATGACTACCTTGTCCATCAACGCCATCAATACTTGACTTGGTTCCTTGTAGGGGAGCGGCAGGATGTTATCCCGTATGGCCCCCGATGGCAGGTCAACGTCACGGAACTCACCGGGAGCAATGGGGGTATCATCGCCTTTAACTCGAAGCCCACGAGCCTTCAATCCACCGGGCAGGTTTGACAATGTACCTGCGTCGATCAACTGGCGCATCAACGAAGTGGCCGCATGGGTATGACCACCGATCAAGTGGATCAGACCAAAGTAGTAGAAGCCGAATCCCGGGATGTACCCGTAGTGCACGAAGTGCTGGCGACGGGATTTAAGTTTGTCATCAGCTAACCAGTTACGGCGGATAGCAAGGACTTCACTCGTACCCTTCTCAATAGTAACTACGTAAGGGAGCTTGATCCCAGTGGGATGCCCCTTCTCATCTTTGTCCTCGTACCCTTCAAGGTCTAGGTCCACATGCATCTCAAGTAGCTGGAACCTGTTATCCATGGAAGCAGAGAAACCTTGTTCCTGAGCCTTCTGTTTTTCCACTTCATCCATGATCTGCACGGGGTCGCCTAGGTCAATATCACGGTAGAACCCGGCAATCTGCAGGCGCTTAATCTCATTCTGGGTCTTACGCATACGGTGTGTGATGCGCTCTGCGGACTCAAGGTTAGCCGCGCCATAAGGGACAATCACATCTTCCGGGGGGATAAACGGAGCAACCTGTCTACCCAAGGCCGGGTCAAAGTAAATCTTCTTGAATGCGTTACCTGAGAACGAAGTACAAAGCAGCAGGCGCTCGTGTTCAGGGCGGTATTCCTGCATCACTTCAGTTAACTCGTAGTTCATGTCCTCTTGGACGCGAGCTGCTGCCTCCTTTTTCTCAGGTGTCTCCTTGCCAATAATCTTGGTACGTACAGGACCAGCAGAGGGGAAAGTTTCCATAATAAGATCAGATTGGAACTTAACTCCTGCCTCCATGAGCATCGGATGGAATACGCCGGATGCACCGGGCCAAGGCTCAGACCGTTCTTCATACTTCAAACCTAGTAGCTTCAAACCCTTTACGTACGTATCAATCCATTCTTTGCGTGACCGTAGGTCATCGTCGTAGTCACCAAGCAAGTCGGCAGCAAGGGACTGAAGCACGCTGTCATCCAGCTCTTCAGCTAGGTTCTTATCAAACTCATCATCGTCCTCACCGTCTTGCTCCATATGCATCTCGAACCCCGGGCCATTGATATGGACTGCTTCAGGGTCTACAATCTCAACCGAGATAGGCTCAGCTTCATCTAGGGCGGCAAGGCCCTTAGGCGCTTGGTATAGTGCTTTGTCTACGTTGGATGCCATCTTAGTAATAACCCCGATGTTTCAATGATTTAAACTGGCGCACGGGTTCAGGCTCGTCCAGCTCAGTAGACACAAACCCACCCAATCTGAGCCTACTTAATGCTAAGGAGGTTGCATCCACATAATCATCGTGTTCTCCGCTAGGGAAACTGGCAACCTCTTCGATTACTTCCTCGGCCCAGTGCGTATTAGGTGCCCATACTCTACCAGAAGCAAACAAATCCGCCACGGCATTCAACCGGCTGATCTTGTCGTTGCCCTTGTTAGGGGTAAACTCCTGCACTGGTATACCCATAGCCCGCATCTCGTAGATGAGCGGGGCACCTGATGCCTTCTTTTCAATGATGATAGAGTCAGGTTTCCAGTCCTTGTAGTGGTTTAGTGCCGCTTGTTTCAGTCGTGGGAACTCCATGCGCTCACGGAACGCATTAAGCAGGATGATATTAGTCTGCACCGTGCCCGTATCGTCAGGTTGGTGGAACACACCCCACGTAGTAAGCGCCGAATAGTCCGCACGTTGGGTCTTTTCAAAGGCCGTATCCCATGACATGAGGATAAAATCACATTGCGGAGGGGTATCCGACTCCCAAGTACGCCACCAATCACGTTTAATGATCGCAGATGACTCAGAAACCGGGTTTTGCTGGTACTGCGCCATCCATTTTGAGTTAGGAAGCTCCTCACGTAGGGCTTCAAGCTCCTTTAACGTCCAAAATTCAGGCCAAAGTGGGTTCCCCGAGGGCAAAATAGCGGGAAATTCGATCACTTCCCAGTCTTCCCCGCCTCTTTGGGCTGCGGCTTTAAGAACTTGACCGGTCAGATCGCGCTTAGACCATCTAGTATTATGGGAGACGACGCCGTTGGCGATGAAATTCTCAGTGCGGTCTACTTCTACATCAAAAACCTCTTCCTCCCCGCTAGCTGTTATCGAGATTATCGGGTCCGCCGTGAAGTCTGAGATACGCTGCAGCTCGTTCAAGTACTTCAGGTGCTTTTCCATACCCAATGGTGAGGTTGCAATCGTTGCAGAGCAGGCCTCTAACCTTCCCTGTATCGTGGCAGTGGTCGATACAGAGTTTCCCGTTCCAATGCGCCCGCGTATTGCGTTTAGTAGGTTCTTGCCCGCATATATCGCAACGGTTATTCCGCGCTGCCACCATTTCTTCATACTGCTGCAATGTAATCCCGTATCTACTTTTAATACGGTGTTTTCGTGTTGCTTCTGGGGATTGTCTACCCCGACCGGAAGCCCAATATTTTCTGCCGTAGTGTACGGTACAGAATCCATTGCAGTGTATAGGAGCACCACATCCCGATTCCGAACATGTTTTCCCTTTCCACTTTCCGTGGAACCCCATTTCTCTATACGGGGCATTGGGGTTTTTCCTATGATACCGGTCTTTCGCAAGGCACGGCTTGCATTTACTGGGCTTAGTTGTTGCCCTCGAGGGACGGTTACATCCTTCAACGATACAAGTTCGTCCCCGATTTGCAGTTGGTTCAGTCTTGTCCATTCTAGTACCCCTTCGTTTAGCACAAGAAACGGATGCCTCTCGTTTGCGCGAAGGATTCTGCCAGATCGTGTTTGTACTGTAAAGACTTTATCAACACCACTTGACCGCCAATTATTAACTCTGCTGGTACGTAGCCGCCCCCTATCAAAAGTCGCAACTAAATCCCCCGGACGAACATTGCTTAGGGGTTTTTCCGTACCATCAGCCATCAATACTCGCGTATCTCCGGTCATACACATCACAATTACTATAGCCCCGCCCGGTTGTAAGCGCTGACGAGGGCCTGATGTGTACCATTCGTACGTTTTGTCGTAGATATCCGGGTTAATTTCAGCCAACGCAGCCTCTTGTTCTGAGTTGTGGGTAACGACATACCCTCTACCTGCAAGGAACAACCCGTCTTCTCGTGCTACCGTTATACACTGCACTGCCCCCGTACGCTCCGTCGGGGTTACCATAATTGATCGGTGCTGTTTGTCGTGGGTCGTGCGTGTCCGCATACGCTTGCGTGGCATTAGGGCGCAATCTTTAAGCTTGAACGTAACCCGGTGCATCATGCAGGTGCCAAACTTGCCTTTGCTTAGATAACTGCGCCGCTGACACTTGCGCCCAAGCGAGTGGAGAAGCTCCACTACCTGATCTACCAGCGCTTGATCTTTATTGTGGAAGGCGCACTGTCCATCCACAGTCACGTTCCCATCCGTATCCATCAGACCGCACAACAGGTCCATACGCTGCAGGAAAGCGGCAGTCATATACTCCTCCGGGATACGCTTGGCGTTCAGTATACCGAGATCGCGTAGTTGCCCACGAAGCCGAGGCACACCGAAACTAAACTTGTCCGCCAAATCGGTAGTTGTATACCCCCGACGCATAAACTCGCCCCGCATGAACACTGAGTCGTCTGGATGTGCCGTCATAC